ATTCACCATATTATATAGGTAAGGGAAAAGGTAGAAGGATGTTTTCAAAAAACAGAAAACTACCTCCACCAAAAGATAAAAGTAGAATAACATTACTTTTAGATAAACTTACCGAAGAAGAAGCTTTCGAATGGGAAACATTCTTTATAAAAGCGTATGGTAGAATTGATAATGAAACAGGCATACTAAGAAACCTCACAGATGGAGGTGAAGGTATGTCGGGATATACACATTCCGAATCTTCTAAATATAAAATAGAAGAAAACAATAAGAGAACTTGTCGGTGGATGGTCAAATGTCCAAATGGAAATATCGAAATTATCAAAAGCTTAGAAAAATTTTGTAATGAAAAAGGATTAGATTCAGCATCGTTATCCAGAACATTGACCGGTAGATGCAAAACTCATAAAGGATTTTCAGCTATCAAATTTGATGAAAGTAAAACTGCCGACGAAAACAAAATGTCATTATTATCGATAGTTGAAAAGAGAAGTGATTATGGTTTAGCCAAAAAATATGAAGTAACTTTTCCGAATGGTGTAAAGAAAAAAATAACAAATTTGAGAAATTTTTGCCGAAATAATGAACTAACATTTAGTAGTATGTGGAGAATTGCAAAAGGACTCAGAAAGACGCACAAAGGATATTCAATAAATGAATTTGATAACCGAACAGATTGAAGAAAATATAGAAGTTCTGATTGAAGAAAATTCTAAATCAGGACAGAAAACATACTTCATCAAAGGTCCGTTTATGGTTGCAGAAACCAAAAACAAAAATGGAAGAATATATCCTTTGAACGTTCTTATGCGCGAATGTTATCGTTATAATGAAGAATTGATTTCCAAGAATCGTGGATTGGGAGAATGCGGTCATCCTGATAATCCACAAATAAACCTGGACCGTGTGAGTCATATGATTACAGAATTGAAACCTCAGGGAAACAGTTTTACCGGAAAAGCTAAACTACTCGATACTCCTCATGGTAAAATAGTAAAAAGTTTATTAGACGGTGGTGTCACCTTAGGAGTTTCAACAAGAGGTGTAGGCAGTCTGCGCCCTCATAACGGAGCTCAGCTCGTGCAGGAAGATTTCAAACTAGCTGCAATAGATGTGGTCTCTGATCCTTCTGGACCCGGATGTTTTGTTCAAGGAATTATGGAAGGAAAATCCTGGATATGGGACAATGGTTTATGGAAAGAAGAAATTCTAGATAATGCCAGAAAGACTATACAAAATACACCTTCAAGAGAAATAGAGGAAGTTGCTCTAAAGATTTTCGAAAATTTCGTAAGGAAACTTTGAAAAACCGCGATTTACTAAATAGGAAATAAAATAAGGAGTATACCAAAAAATGGCTAAAACAAAATCACTAACAGAAACGGCTAAGGCTGTTATTCAGGGAACTCAATTGGACGAAGGTTCAACCATTCCTGCAATCGGCCCTATTACTGGTGGTGTTTCTAATCCAAACCCTGTAGATGGTTCAACCGCTTCCACAGGTAATGCAAAAACACTACGTCCACGTTCAAAAGCTGTTGAACCTCGTCATGCACAAGGTTCTGGTGCAACAGGTCCTGAAGCTTTTGATGATGTTGAAGACCTAGGCGGAGCAACCCCTACATCAACAGCCAAGGAAAATCTTGGTGCAAAGGCATCCGGTGCTGAAAAGAGAGACCGTTCTGTAAAGGGTTCGGGTAATAACCAGGAACCTCCAAAGCATCTGGAAGAAGATGAAGAATTTGAGATTTCAGAAGAATTGCAAAACTTCATTGAAGAAGCAATCGAAGCTGGTCTATCAGAAGAAGAAATTCAGGATGCAATTGCAGAGAATTTTGAACTTGTATCCGAAGAAGACGAAGAATATCTAGAAGAAGACGAAGAAGAATTGGATGAAGAAGTGGAAGAAATTCCTCCAAGAGATATCCAAATCGATATGAGCGAAGATGTGAATGCTCTTCTAGAAGGTGAAAACTTATCAGAAGAATTCAAAAATAAAGCTACAACCATTTTCGAAGCTGCTGTCAAGACTCGCCTAGAAGAAGAAATTGCAATTCTAGAAGAAGCCTATGCAGAGACTTTGGAAGAAAAAGTTTCCGAAATTATGGAAGAACTAACATCAGAAGTAGATAATTACCTAAACTATGTTGTTGAAAAGTGGATCGAAGAAAATGAAGTTGCTATCGAATCTTCACTACGTTCCGAACTGACAGAAGACTTCATTTCTAGTCTAAAGACTGTGTTCACAGAACACTACATGGATATTCCAGAAGATAAAGTCAATATTGTTGAAGAATTGTCCTCAACAGTTGACGAGCTTCAGGAAAAACTAAATAATGAGATAGAGAGAAATGTGGAACTTTCCGCGGCTCTAAACGAGTCTATCAAGAATGAGGTTATTACCACATTCTGTGAAGGTTTGACCACTGTTCAAGCCGAGAAGCTTCGTTCTCTTGCTGAGAATGTAGACTTTTCAGAAGAAGAAGAATTTATAGAAAAACTAGAAACCCTAAAAGAAAATTACTTTCCAGCAGTTGTCAAGACAGACAAAGTTCTTGACCGTGTTGAGTCACAGGATCCAAAGATGATTTCAGAATCAAACCTAGAAGGTCCAATGGCACAATATGTAAAGGCTCTTGGCGCTAAGTTACCAAAGTAATTTATAATAAGAAAGAAGGAAACTAAAATGTATCTTACAGAAAACTTGGAAAATAAGTGGTCACCAGTTCTAGATTATGATGGTCTGCCATCCATCAAGGACGCATACCGTCGTGCTGTTACCGCTGTTATTCTTGAAAACCAAGAAAAAGCTATGGTTGAAGACGCTCGCAATCTACAGGAAGCTGCTCCAACCAACTCCGGTGGTGGTCTAGGATCAGGAACAAATATTGCTTCCTATGACCCAATCCTAATATCATTGGTACGCCGTGCATTGCCTAACCTTATTGCATATGACATTTGTGGTGTTCAACCAATGACAGGTCCAGTTGGTCTTATCTTCGCAATGCGTTCAAAGTATAAGGCAATGAATGGAACTGAAGCTCTATTCAATGAAGCAAATACCGCCTTCTCCGGTCAGAATAATGCATTCGGACTAACAGGTAATGGTAATACCGGACAGTCCATTTCCAACACCAACCCTGTTTTTGACCTTTCAAATGCAGACTCCTATGGTGTTGGTAAGGGTATGACAACTGCGCAAGCAGAAGCTCTTGGTGACGCTGCCGGCAATCACTTCAACGAAATGGCATTTGCAATCGATAAGGTATCAGTTACCGCTCGTAGCCGTGCCCTAAAGGCAGAATACACCACAGAACTTGCACAGGACCTTAAGGCAATCCATGGTCTTGACGCCGAAACCGAACTAGCAAACATCCTATCCACCGAAATTCTTGCAGAAATCAACCGTGAAGTTGTTCGTACAATTTACCGTTCTGCAACAGTTGGTGCTCAGTGGGGTGTTACAACTGCCGGTACATTCGACCTTGACACAGACTCAAACGGCCGTTGGTCGGTTGAAAAGTTCAAGGGTCTTATCTTCCACATTGAAAGAGAATGTAATGCTATCGCAAGAGCAACCCGTAGAGGAAAGGGCAACGTCCTTATCGTTTCTTCGGACGTTGCATCTGCAATGGCTATGGCTGGTGTTCTAGACTATACACCTGCTCTACAAGCTAACCTAACTGTTGATGACACCGGTAACACTTTTGCTGGTACACTACATGGTCGTGTAAAGGTTTATATCGATCCATACTTTGGTGGTACTGCAAACGGCGATGAACTTGTAACCGTTGGTTATCGTGGTTCTTCACCATTCGACGCTGGTCTATTCTACTGTCCATACGTTCCACTACAAATGGTTCGCGCTGTTGGCCAGGATACCTTCCAGCCAAAGATTGGTTTCAAGACTCGTTACGGCATGGTTGCTAATCCATTTGCTACCGCTGATGGTGACGGTGTTGTTGCTGAAAGCCGTGCAGCTGGTCAGCAGAATATCTACTACAGGATATTTCG